GATACTGCTTACCCTCTGGTTGATTTCAATGGTGATCTTGTGGAATTTTTTGGTTCCAATCCTTCTGGACACCCTCTTACTGTTATAATCAACAGTCTTGTGAATTCTTTATACATGAGATATGTTTATCGCATGTTGAATCCACAAGGGAGGGATATGCCTTCACTCCATTCCAGCACTCGGTTTAAAGAAGCTGTTTCTTTAATGACATATGGTGATGACAATATCATGTCTGTGAGCACAGAATGCCCATGGTTTAATCATGTTGCTATTTCTGGTGCTTTTCAGGATATGGGAATAGTCTACACCATGCCCGACAAGGAATCTGAATCTGTGCCTTATGTATCCATTTACTCTTCTTCTTTTCTTAAAAGATCTTGGGTTTGGAATACTGAGGTAGGGGCATATTTAGCTCCTCTTGATCATGATTCCATCGAGCGTCAGCTTACTGTATGGGTTGCTTCCACTTCGATTTCAGAGTCGGAGCAAGCTCTTGAAGTAATTACTGGTGCTGGTCGTGAGTACTTCTTTTATGGAAGAGAAGTATTTGAAGAAAAACAACAATTACTAAAGGAAGTTGCAATCCAATTGGGATTAAAAGCTTACTTTAGACCTACTTCATTCTTACCATTTGATGTTCTCAAAACATTGTTTTGGGACTCTTCTGATGATTGTGAAGCCAAAGCGGCGTTTGAGGAAACGTCGAAATTAAACCAAAATTCCTCTCTCAATAGCAGTTACTGCTCTCATCAAGGTGTCGACGATGAGGGAGAATGGGTTATTGAGGATTCCCACCAGGGCGTTCCCCAAAGTCCCTATTTAGGGATGGATTGGTTGGATCCACAGGACACAAGTGACGGAGTGAAGTCTGAGTCAGATCACTCTAGTCGAGATTCTCTGACTTAACGAGAACAATTTTTTAAAATCCTGTTTTACAGGTCTCAGCCATGAGATAAATGGTCTTCTTGATCTAGGAGAGTTAGATTACACACTACAGTCAAGTGCGGTTGATATGATTGCCCCAAATACTACTCAGAAAGGTTCTGGTGAAGATAAGGAACAAACTGTTACTTTTACTGATAACAATCAAGGAACTATAGTTGATTTATCAACAACTATTCCAACTTTATCTTCCGATAACCCAGAAATTTTGCGGTTGAATGATTATTTTTCACGACCCGTCAAGATTGATAGCTTTTCAGTTGCTTTGGCCACTTCTACTAACAGGTCCATTTTTCCATGGTCATTGTTTTTCAATAATCCTATTATTGGCAGAAAGTTGGACAATTATTTTGGTATACGATGCAATCTACATATCAAAATTGTTGTCAATTCCACTCCCTTTGTCTATGGCGCCTTAAGAGCTTCCTATCGGGCTTTACCGCTTTTTGATACTGCTCCTATTGCGGCTTCTGATGAGCTTGTTCTGGAGTCTCAGAGACCAGGTATTTGGATATACCCCCAGTCAAATCAAGGGGGTGAAATGGTTTTACCCTTTCTTTGGCAACGTAATTGGCTTAATGCTACGCGAGCTTCTGATTTTGATGATATGGGTGAATTGATTTATCGCACGTATGTGAATACTCAGACCGCGAATGGAGCAGCTGGTATTAATACTGATATTGTCACGTATGCCTGGGCTTCTGATGTTGAGTTGATGGGAACTACAGATGAACTTTCATTGCAATCTGCTCCTCAAGGAGACGAATATGCTATGAATGGTGTTGTTTCACGTCCAGCTTCATCTATTGCTAAGGTAGCTAACACCTTATCTGAAGTCCCAGTTATTGGTCCTTTTGCTACTGCTACAAGTATGGCAGCAACGGGGATTGGGAAAGCCGCAGCTCTATTGGGATATTCTAAAACCAAAGATGTTTCGGATACGCATTACGTGAAACCATCAGCCCTACCAAATCTTGGTGCTCCTGATTTACCAGAATCAGTGGACAAACTAACCTTAGATGCGAAAAATGAATTATCTATTGATCCTAGGGTTGCTGGTTGTCCTCCAGAAGATCCGATGAGTTTATCTGCTTTTGCAGCCAGAGAGGGAATGTTTGATGTTATTTCATGGGCTGAAACTGATGTTAGTGGAGCTGATTTGAT